TCCGTTTCAGTCGGTGTCATACGGTTTGTAATGTCCGACAGTGTACCTACGGAATGTTTCGGGAACGATATGCCACATTTTGCCTACACATTGCCCACATTTTTCCATAACCCACCGTGAAAAAGGGTTGAATCGCAGTGAATCGCGATGATGCCAAAACCGTTGGAGAATAAAGGAAAACCGCCATCTCTGGCGGTTTCCAAAAGTGCCTCCAGCGGGACTCGAACCCACCGGCGAAAAGCCTCAGACACCAACCGTTTCAACGGTTCCATCGACACCTCGCGTCACGTTTGCCCACATTTTGCCCACATTCCGCGAAAAAAGCAAACCACCCATCCTCTCCGACAACTCGTCCAGATCATCATCGAAGAGATCGGCGTAAACATCCAATGTCATGGCGGCGCTCTTGTGCCCCAGCTGCCTTTGCACGGTCTTGACGTTCGCGCCAGACTGCACCATAAGTGACGCCGCCGTATGCCGCAGATCATGAATAGTCATATGCCCGCGCTCGACGCCGGCCCTGCGCAACGCGACGGCGAACCAGCCATCGCTCCGAGTCGGATTCCAACCATTGCCCATCGGCTCGTCCAACGGCTTGCCTGGAGCCGTGAAAAGAAAATCCGACGGGCCACGTCCGTTGCATTGCCCGGCAAGCAATGGTCTGAGAATCTGCGGGAACATGACGGAGCGTCCTTCATGGGTTTTCGGATCCGTCTCCACCAGCCTGCTGGAAAGACGCGTGATGCTCCTATATATATGCAGCCGACAGCGTTGCAGATCGACATCCTCGACACGGAGCGCCACAAGCTCACCCCACCTCATTCCGCACAAGCCCAACGTGAGCACGATAGGCTCACGCCAGCCACAATGCAACGCCACCTGCGAGAGTTCGTCGGCTGTCAGATACACGTGGCGTCGACGCTGTTTGCGCGGCAGTTCGATGTTTTCGCATGGATTGTCGTGGATGCACTTGTCCTCCTTAGCTCTTTCCATGAGACTGCGCAGGAGGTTTTCAGCGCGGATGGTCACTGACGCGCTGCGCCTGCCAGCCAGATCGGTGACCCACCTCTGCACTTCGTCGCGCGTGATTGACTGCATCTCCCGCATGCCCCATTGTGGCTCCACATGGACGCGCCAAGCGTCTTCCAGCGACTTGACGTAGCTTGGCTTGGCTTTGGTCTTTTTGGCCGCTATCCACGGCTCCCAAAAATCCTCGACCAAGCGTCTTCCGGCTTGCGGGTCGATGTAGGCTCCGACGCTTTTCGCGGTGGTCACGTTGGCCGCACCCCATGCGTCGGCGTCCATCTTGCGCCGGAAGCCTCTTTTGCCTGTGGTCGTGCCGTCCGGCTTGCGGTATCTGACTTCGTAGCGTTTGCCGGATTTCGTGGAATATTGGCGGATGGTGTAGGCCATGCGTGGTCTCCTTTGCTGACATGGCCAATTATAAGAGAGGCGGAGCCTTACATTGCCCGGCCCCGCCTCTTGTCCGTTTGTGTCAGCAAAAAGGACGTTTCACAGTCTAATACGCGACACGCCCAACTTGATTATTACTACTGTTGTGGTAATATTAATTATGTCAGCAAAAGAAAGGACAAACAAAATGGTCACCGCAACCAACGTCAACACCAACAAGGCCATCGACATCAAGCCAATCGTCATCGAGCAGAGCGACGCCTGCGACGTGCTCCTCCTGGCCGACGCCACTACCGGCAAGGGCATCTGGATGGGCAGCGACCTCGAATGGCAGATCGACCCGGAATACGGCGACCTCGACACCGACGCCGACAAGATCGAGGACGTGTACGGCGCCGACGAGGACGAATGGGAGGCCGCGGCCAACGCGAAGCTCGCCGAATACGGTCTGAAGCTCGGTGACTTCGACGAGAAGGCCGGCGACCGCTACGAGCTGGTCGAGGCCTGACATGACACGCAGCAAGAACAAGCGACTTCGCCTCATACCATCCCACCTGCCGCTCATCCGCGACAAACTCGCGGAATACGAGCGGGTCGCATTAAAGGAGCAGATGGCTGCGCACACGCAATACGAGCGGAGCATGGAAGAGGCTTGGAATTTCGCCGATAATCTCGCCGTCGCGCAGCTTTGGTGGATCAGCCGGGACATGACGATGCTGGCGGAAGATACCGTCAGGGCAGGTGATTTCCCGAAATTGGACGCGCCGGCGCAAAGCGGGCTTATCTTCTTTGATGGGGATGTCCAAACCGTCACATTCACCGTGATCGACGACGCAACGGGAAGGAAGGTCGGAGACGCCCATGTGTCGGCGCTCTTCTGGCAATGCGACAGCGACGGCGATATAAAACTGATGGGGTTCACGGATCATCCATGCGCTCTCAACGAATGCGACGCGAAATCATTCTCACTGCCGCTCATCAGATTCGCCAACGACATTTTCAATGAGCATGTCGGCGGTTTCCAATGGTTCTGCGATCTTCTGTATGCGGTATGGGCGTTGAGCGCTGAGCCGCGTATCTGCGAGGCAAGACCGGCGAAGCCCGATATGGCGCATCTGCTGCCGCCGCGTTTCGACCCGGAAATCCGCAAGGTCAAGATGCTGGTGCTGCGTGAGAACCTGCATCGCCCCGGCGAAACTGCCGACGATGACGAACGTGTGCGACGTGAATATACGCATCGTTTCATCGTGCGTGGTTTTTGGCGTAATCAGGCGTATGGGCCGAATCATTCGTTGAGGCGTAGGCAGTGGATACCGCCTTTTGTCAAGGGTCCGGCTGATAAGCCTCTGATCTGTAAGGAGACGGTGCGCATATGGCGACGGTGAGCGATATGATCGCCGGCTTTCTCGCCGGCTTGTCGCCGGGTACAAGGGCGGGGTATCGGAGCGTTGTATCGCGATGGCTCCGCTGGTGTTCGGATAATGGCATCGACATGCTGCGGGCGAAGCGCACTCATATCGAGGTGTTCGCCGTCTATGACGGCGGCATGCGGCCAGCGGCGAAAAACACGGTGTGCAGGAATCTGAGCGTCGTTTGCTGCCTCTACCGCTATCTCTGCGAGGAGGGGTATATCGACTGCGATCCGGGCGAGCATGTGCGTAGGCCGAAAATGTACGGTCATTCGGATGGCACGTACCTCACCCGCGAGCAGGCTAGGCTTTTTCTGGACGAAGCGCGTGGTATGGGTGCGCGGACGGATGCCCTGTGCAGTCTGCTGCTGTTGACCGGCGCGAGGGTCGGTGAGGCGCTTGGGTTGGATGTCGAGGACTGTCATCTGATTGACGGGCGCCCGTGGGTGCGGTTCGACCGCAAGGGCGACTGGTCTCAGCGTGTGGCCATTCCCTCCGAGGCGTCCGAGGCTCTCGCACGACTCGTTGGCGGACGTAGGCGTGGTGCGGTGTTCCGTGAGGATTCCGGCGTGCGTCTGCGGCAGCAGACCGCCGTTGGTATCGTATCGTCCGTGGCGTTGCGCGTGGGCGTGCCCGGCATCTCGCCGCACTCGCTGCGGAGGACGTTCTGCACGCTCTCCCGTGATGCTGGCGTGCCGGACAGGGACATCATGGCCGCAGCGGGGTGGAGCAGTCCGCGGATGCTCGACTATTACGACATGTCCCGTCGCGGGCTGAATGGCAAGGCTGGCGACGGATTGCAGGATTACCTGGGCAAGGAGGATTGATATGGGTTTGAGGTCGATGCGCGAGCGTGCCGGATTGTCGCAGCAGGATCTGTGCCGGGCGATTGGAAGCAGTACCGTGGGGCGTGTGTGGGCGTGGGAGGCGTGGTCCGACAGTCCACGTCCGAAGTCGGCGCGTGACCCGCATTTGATGGGGTTTGCCACAGCCAAGGTACTGGCGGACGAATTGGGTGTGACGTTGGATGATCTCTGGTCCGGATTGAGTGAGTGATGCGACACGCCCAACTTGATTATTACTACTGTTGTGGTAATATTAATTATGTCAGCAAAAGAAAGGACAAACAAAATGGTCACGCTCATCGACAACAACAAGGCAGTTGAAATCACCATCCGCGAATGGAACGAGGAGAATCCGGGTTACGGCCCCGACTGGTCGGCCGACTTTTTCGAGGTCGGAAACCTGGAGACCTGCTTCGCCGACGACAGCATGGAGCCCGCCTACATCGTGGATGACGTCGATTACTGCATCGAACAGGCGAACGACATGGTTGCCGGCGAAGGTGACTTCGCCGAGGGTGGACCGCAGTCGAATCAGACCGTGGATGTGACGGAGCTTGACCGTCACGCGTATCCGCAATTGTGATATACTGTTTTTGTCGCACCGGAATGTTGAGTGTCCGGTTGAGATACCCCAAGCTCAATCTTGGGCGCGTGGATTGGAATAGCGTTGAAAATGGCGGTGACGCCATGGAAGTTTCCGACAATCGTTTGATACGGACTCTCGGAAGCAGAGAAATAATCCCTCCCAGCCTATAGCGGGGAGGGATTTTTTATGAACGTTACGCGGAAGTCCTGCCAAGGCTAGCAGTTGTTGGTAGAACTTCCGCATAACAAAACGGAAGGAGAGTCCTATTGGTGCAACAATACTGACCCTCGCTATCGTTGTGCTTGTTCTCGTGTCGAAATAGAACAAATATAACAATAGTGCGGGTGAAGGACGTAAATGCGTTGCTCGCCTGTAAATAAGCGTTTTTCTTCCTAAAACACGAAAAAGCCCCTCCCCCAGCGCAAGAGCTGAGAGAGGGGCAATTCAGGCTCGCGGTAGCATGTCATACAGTTTTTGAGTGTCCAATGTCACGCCATGCATTCGGCTGAAATCAGCCTCACCGCCGTGTATCCTGTCGGCCTTCACATCCTTCGTGAGCTCGCGCTTCCACTTCGTCCAAAAATCATCATGCTCTTTCTTGGTCATGATGATGATTCTACCGTGCGAAACACAAAAAACCCCTCCCCCAGCGTAATCGCTGAGAGAGGGGCGCATGTGTAACAATTGACTGCAAAAACTGTCGAACGAGTCGTGAAACGTCGTTTTCGTGGGAAAACCACAAGAGCGCGAGTTTGAGTTTCACGCCCGAAAATTAATTTCGGCGGAGTGGATTGTAGGCCACGCCCAAGCCGGAAGCGATGAAGCCGGCCACGGTGCTGATGTAACCGCCGACGGCCGCGTCACCGAAGGTCATGAAGCCGAGGCCGACGCACGAGGCGATGAGACCGGCAACGTAGACCACGGTGCGCACGCCCTTAGAAAAGACGGGCGTGTACGCGTCCGGCTGCTGGTTGTCCTGACCGTCCTCGCGTTCGTTAGTCAGATTATTGACGGTGGTTTCCAGCGTGTTTTCTGCGGCATGCTGTGCCATGATGAATCTCTCCTTAGAATCGGTTTTGATTGAGTGCTATCTGGAGTGCGCGAGCCGTACCAGGACCGAATGATGCGTCCTGCGCCAACCCGTAATGCTCCTGGATGGCGCGAATGGTGGCCGGGCCAAGCAGACCATCAGTGCCACAGCCCAGGCGGCGCTGCACGGCGCGGATCAGATCACTGCCGCCATTGCCGTAGCGGACCACGCTCGAATCGATGGCTGGGCGAGCATAGGTGCGCCCGTCGGGCACCTGCTGGCCGCTGATGATGCCATCCACCGCGGTGCCCATCACCTGCTGCCACTTGCGCACGGTGGCCGGGCCGACATTGCCATCCACTGCGATAGCACCGGAATTGGCGGCTGGAGCGGAAGACTGGGCGCCCTGGTATCGCAAATAGCAATCCCACGGATAGTTGTAATAGCCCCTGATATTGGTCTCGCGGCCGGTCTGGTCTCCGGCCTTGCCGTATGCGGTGCCACGCTCGCTGATGGACGCCTGCGCGAGCTTGCCGCCACCCAGATACACGGCCACGTGGTGCACGTCGTTCAACAGGATGTCGCCCGGCTGAGGGCTGCCGTTGACTGGCAGGCGAGTCCAGCCACGCTTGGTCAGCTCGGAGGAGAGGTTGCCGGTGTAGGTGGCCGAACCGGTATCGAATCCAGCCTCCTTGAGACAGTGGATCACCAGACTGGAGCAATCACAATTACCCCCCGATGGATTGAAGTTCCAACGGTCCGCCTGCGAATAGCCCATGTTCGCAACCGCGCACCAGTAGCGCATGCGGTTAATCAAAGTGCTGACGCTTGCCATGTCTAGTCCTCCAATCCTTCCACGGCCTTGGCCGCATCCTCCTCGGACACGACCGGAATGCTCTCGGGCGGCAGACTGTCGCCCTGCGGCGTCATCTCTGGTGTCATGACGGTATCGTCCATGACGTTCTCCCTTCCTCCCCTTCACGGGGCAAATAGAAAAGCCACCCCGTGGGGTGGCCTTGGTTTTGGAAAAATCGATGTCAGCGCATGCGCGCCGAATGGTTGAAGATCATGATGAGCGCGAGGAGTATGAGATACGCGCCCAACGCGACTGGTCCGCTCATTGCCGGTCCTCCAAGTATTTTTCGGCGGCAGCGACTATCCAGCATTGCGCGTCCAATTTCTCAAGCTTCGACAGCTCGTAGCTGACGGCCTCGCTGTGGTCGGTGTCCTTGTCGCCGTAGATGAGACTGATGATCGTGTTTTTGATGGTGTCACGGCACAACTCGTCCATGCGGTCGTCGATTTTCGATGTCCGCTCTCCCAAAGTCCGTGTTTTTGCGAAATGCTGTGAAAGCGGGCTGTCGTATGGCAGTCGTTCGGGCCGCACGTGCGAATACAATCCGGTCGCCAGCGCGTCCAACGCGCCCGGCCAGACTTTCAATCCGAGCGTGATGAGCGCGCACGCGCCACCCACACCACCAAAACCCGCTAAAAACGTTTGAAACACATCACATCTCCTTAAAATTGGTTAGTCTTTTGGCATGAGGTCACCAGCAAGAAAACCGGACGGTACAAGATTCAGAAGCGCCTGATAATCGGCTTTCGCGCCGATGAACACGCGGCTGACGGTCTTCGCTTTGCCAACCGTGTTCGGCGCTCTGAAACAGACAAGAATCCTCGACGGTGCGACAAACTCGTCACTGACACCACCGTTGAGTCCGACATTGACGAATCTTTTGCTACTGTCGTGCGACCAAATATCAACGGAAAAATTGTTGCTGGTGACGATACCGTCACTCGCACAGGCAATGACAAGCTTCGCGCCTTCCGGCACGTCGATGATTTTGCTCGCCCAATTCGCACCATCGTGGCTGGATTTCAACGTGAGAGTCGGGAAAATGTTGGCCGACACGTTCAATGTTTGGGAGCTGGATGCAGTGCAGCCACTTAAATCATCCCAAGAGTCAGCATGCGCGAACCGCGGGTCAGGCCAATAGTTCGTGATGACGCTCATGCCATCACCCCCAAGAGGGTTAGGCGCGCGGCATCGTGTCGCCCGTGAAGAAGCCCGGAAGCCCCCCCCCAACGGCGGCGTCATACGTGTCGGCACGCTCGATGAGAATATCGCTCATCATGCCTATCGCGCCGACCGTTGTGCCGTCCAGTTGCATGCGGACGAGAATCTGATCGCAGCCGGCCGGAAGGATGATGGTCCTGTCCACCACGACGGTCTGGCCGTCGCCGACCGCCGCGCTGAACGGTTGTTTATATGAGCCGTTAATACGGTAGAAGACTTGAAAACTGGCTTGGGCTCTCTGCGCGTAGGCATTGGCGTGCACGTGGTATGAGCCGGCCGGCGGAATCTGCGAGCCGACCAGCAGATATTGCACATAGTTTTCTCCCGTGGCGGTGCTGGTTGCACGCATCCAGTTGCGGCTGTTCACCACGACCGGGCATTCGACCTTCATTTTGTTGTTCGCGGTGGGTTTTACGGTGCCGGTGATGTTCGGGTCGGGGAACCAGTTAATCCTCAGCGTCATCATCCACCCCCTTGGTTGCGTCGAGCACATCCTGCGGGATCAGTTTCATGGCCGCTGCGAGTTGGCTGGTCAGGATTGCGTTTTGCTTGGTGAGAGTGCCGATTTGCGCGGAAAGCTGGTCGATGACCTCGTTCGCGTCGGCTGGAATCTGAGTCAAAATGTCTCCTTAAATACGAAACCCCCGCAATCCGTGGGGATTGCAGGGGTTGAAAAAAATGGTGAAAAGCGGGGTCAGTCTGCGGCGGTCATCGTGTCGATACGAGTCACGGCCTTCAATTCGTCCAAGGTGAGGGTGCGTCCGAGATTCGTCTTCACGTCCGTCAAAGTGACGGACGCGCCGGAATCGTCGAACGTCGCAAGCACGCCACGCTGATAGTCGCGCCATGATTCGGCGGTGCCGTCAGCGCTGGAAAACTCCAATCCCAATCGGCACAATTCCGCTCGCACCGACTCCTTCGGCGGACGCAAATCAAGCACGCCAGACGGCTCGGCGGAATCATCCTTTCCGGTATCCGGTGCCGTGCCCTGCACGTCATCCGTTGTCGCATTCTCATTGTTTTCGTCAGCCATAATCAGTCCTCCTTAATCCTGTTGGCTTTGTCTTGGCATGAGCGACATAAAGAATCGCTCCTCGCATTCGTCCAAATCGGCACGCATGGCTTCGGTGGCGAAAAGCCTTCCGATGGCCTTGGAGTCCACGCAATCAGTGTCGATGCCGGTTGTCGGCGTCGCATCGGCCGCTTCACCAGACAGCATGGCCGCCTGGACGGCCGCATCCGCATCGTTGGTAATCGTGGGCAGTCCCAAAGCCGTCCTCGTCCGGTTGCGGGCGGCCGTCATCGGATCATCCTGCACCTCGCCACTGTCGGACATCATGGACACGGATTCCGCCGCAGTATCCGACAAGGCCGCCTCCAAACCCTCATAAGCGGTCGTGTACGCGTTACGTCCGGTCTGCGGATCATACGAGCCGACCGATTCCCTTGCCTGCATCATGGCCGCGCACGTCTCCGCGACGCTCGTCGTGCCGAGCAGCGCACGCCATGCGGCGATCGCGTCCATGCCGCACACAAGCCCCTGTTCTCCGTTTTTCTCCGCGCGGATGATGAGGTTTCCACCTTCCACGACCGTTTGCATGATTCCTCCTTTATTTGGTCAGCCAGGCGATGGCATTGACGTACATGTCGCCCTTGTAGGTGCCGTTTCCGGCGTTGTATCCCATAACCTGCAATGAACCGGCGCCGCCGGTGCTGCACACGTGCATGAAGATCGATCCCCAATTGAGGTCGGAATTGCACACGCCGTAGTAGCGTCCGTATTTCGCCGGCGTCCATGACCACGTGGTCTGTGGCACGGTGAAGTCCGCGGTCAACGTCGCGTTCTGGTAGATTCGCCAATTGGTGCTTTGGAATGTGTGGCGGCCGTTGATGCCGCCGAGATAGCCGCCAAGATACACGTATCCGGTGCTGATGTCCGAGCCCACGCCGATCTCGCCGTTCGCGTCCGACGCGGTGCACCACGTCTCCGCTTTCGCACCGTATGCGTTGACGACGGTTTTGCAAAGCGATCCAGAATCGCTGCGCACTTCCAAATACGCACTTGCGCCTGATCCGCCGACGCCCTCCATGTCGAGCCAGGCACTGCTCTTCTTGCTGGCGTCCGCCTCTTCCCAGTTCGTGTTAGCTGAAAGGTATGCCTTCGAGGTGATGCCGCTGCCGGTCGCGCCCTTCGACCGTGGCCTCGACTGGAGTCGGAGCTGCGTGCCCGGATCGTTCTTTGCCACATGTCCGCTCCGCAAGTCCAGCTCGCTCATCGTGCCGACCTTACTCGACTTGATCATCGACGCGATGGTCGGATACTGGTAGTAGCCGGTCGAGCCGTTGTAGGCGGGGAATTCAATGCCGTCGCCCACGAACGTCTCCGAGCCGCCGATCGCATACGACTGGTAATTCGGGCTGATTTGGATCCTGTGCCCACTCGTGCGGGTTTGGAACGTACCGGTCAGCAGGTTGCTTTTGCCTTCACCGTCGAGGTAGACGGTCTGGTTGTGGTTGGAATCCCACATCCGCAACGAGCTGCTGTTGAGCTTCATTCCCGTGTTCGCGGCCTCGGAGCTTTGGAATATCGCGCCGGTGAACACATAGCCCCGGAACTGGCCTGCCGCCACCTTGTCGGACGTGATGGTGCCCGCTGCGATCTTCACCGCAGTGATGGAGTTCGCTGCGAGCTTGTCCGTGGTGATCGCGCCGGACACAATCTTGGACGCATTGACCGAATTAGCAGCCAATTTGTCGGCATTCACGACACCAGCCGCCAAGGCAGCAGTGGTCACGGCATTAGCCGCAATCTCCCCGGCCTGAATCTTGTGGACGTTGAGCAAGGCCACGGTCATATCTTCCGTGACCTTGAGCTTCGCAGTGGTGACGCTGTTCGCGGCGAGCTTGTCTGATGTGATGGCCAGTGCGACGATGTTCCGAGCCTGCACCGAGTTGGCGGCGAGTTTCGCGGCGGTCACCGCATCGGCCACCAGCTTTTCAGTGGTCACGCTGTTTGCGGCGAGCTTGTCCACCGTGATGGCATTGGCCTTGACCTTTTCGGCGGTCACGGAATCCACGGCGAGATGCTTCGCAGCCACGGTTCCAGCAGCGAGGATGTTGTTCGCCACGAGGTCGAATGGCTCGAATCTCGTACCGTCCCATGTCAGGACTTCCACCACGCGGTCAGCGAGCGGCACCAAGACGCTTGGTGAAGCGTTCGGCGTTCCCTGCCAGTAGGTGTAGAAGTCGGCCAGCATGGACGGCGAATTATTCTTCTCGCCTTTCCACCTCGTCCAATACTTTTGCGTGCGCCACCACATGTCGCCCGGCTTCAGACCGTCATGATTCGGTTCGTCGGGGCCACGGTAGATGAGGTTCTTGCCGTCGGCGGTTGTCTGCGCCTTCTTGGCTGCGGCCTGAGCCTGATTAGCCTGAGAAGCCGCGTTGGCGGCAGCGGTCGAAGCCTTGTCGGCGGTGGCTTGAGCGGTCTTGGCCGCATCATTCGCCTTGACGGCGGCGTTCGCCGCATCGGTCGCGGCCTTGTCGGTCACCGCCGACCATGTGCTGCCGTTCCACCGTTTCGGCGTGTTCGCGCCATTCGTCGTGTCAATCCACAAGGTCGAAGCCTTGCGCATCGACGTGGCCGGTGCCGTGCTCTGGATGAGCACGTCGGCCTTGCCGTTAGCCACGCCAGCCGCCGCCGCAGCCGCCGTATTCGCCTTCTGCGCAGCGTTGGCCGCGTCCGTGGCGGACTGGGCCGCACTGTCAGCCGTGGCCTTGGCTTGGGTCGCCACACTCGAAGCGTTCGAAGCGGTGGCCTTCGCATCCGAAGCGTCCGTCTTGGCGGAAGCCGCGTCGGACTTTGCGGACTTTGCGGACTCATTGGCGGTGTTAGCCAGCGTCTCCGCGTTGCCTGCGGTCTTCTTCGCGCTTTCGGCGGCGGTCTGGGCGGCATTGGCGGCATCCTTGGCCTGACCTGCGGTGGTGGTCGCACTCTTCGCGGCAGCGTTGGCCGCATTGGCGGTGTCCTGCGCTGTCTTCGCCGCACCATTGGCCGTGTCAGCTGTGCCTTGAGCGTTCTTCGCTGCGGCAGCGGCATTCTCAGCAGCCTTCTTCGCGTCGGTGGTCTTAGCCGCATTGTCCGCGATATCCGACTTAGCCTTGGAAATCTCGTCCGCGTTCTTCTCGACATCGGCATAGCCGAGATGATTCCAATTCGAGCCATCCCACACCAAGGTGTCGATCACGCGGTCAGCAAGCGGCACCAAAACGCTAGGCGAAGCGTTCGGAGTCCCCTGCCAGTAGGTGTAAAAGTCGGCAAGCAGCGAGGGGCTTGCGTTCTTCTCGCCCTTCCAGCGGGTCCAATATTTCTGCGTCTTGAGCCACAGGTCGCCGACGATCAGCCCTTTGGATGCGTCCGGCTCGTCCGGCCCACGAAAAGTATGGTTCTTGCGGTGGGCTTCGGCATACGCCTGCGCCGCCGACTCCTTCGCCTTCGAAATCTCACCGTTCGCCGTGGTCAGGTCACTCTTGGTCTGCGCAATATCCTTCTGAGCCTGAGACAGATCGGCCTGCGCCTGCGTGAGCGTCTGATTCGCCGTGTCGAGATTCGACTTGTTGGCTTGAATATCCTTCCGCGCCTGATCGAGCTTGGCGGTATTATCCTGCAAAGCCGTCTTGTTGTCAGCCAAATCCTGCTGGATCTGTTTGACCTCTTCCGGCGAGACAGCGGAAGCCACGGTGACAGTGGCGACTGCCGACCAGTCGGAACGGTTGCCCGCATGATCCACGGATCTCAGCGCATAGGAGTGCTGGGAGCCGGCTGTCAGGCCGGTCACGAGATAATCGCCCTGACCGGACTGGTTTGCGCTGATGACGGTCATGCCGGCCGCATTGACGCCCTCGCCGACCTCGATATGGTCGAAGTCCGACTCCATTTGAGCGCCAGTGCTTGTCCTGCCGTCCCAGTGGACGGTCACCACGCCAAGCTCAGACGCAAGCACCGGCTTCGACGGTACGGAGCATGGCGTCGTATCCGACTCCACAGTTGCCACCACGACGGCCGACCATTCGCCGAGCTTGTCCGAATACGTCGGCACAGCCCTGACACGCACCTCGATTTGCGTGCCGCAATCCAAACCTCCGAAGCCAAGCTGCGTCTTATCCGTCGTGCCCGCCGCATGCCAGGGCGCGCCATCCACGTGCTTGCGCCACTCGACGGCGTAATTGCTGATTTCGATGGCGGTGTTATTCGTCGCTTCGGTCACTGCAGACCACGAAGCCGTGGCCAGACCATGCGCGAAACCATCGCTGCCGATATAGGCATCAGTCTGCACCACAAGCCCAAGCGGAGCCTTCGGCACGCGATGGTCACGGTCGGAAGAGGCGGTCGTGCCGCCCTCGCTACCGGCCAATGCGGCACCACCGGTGATGCCCTTGAGCTTCTTCGCCTGACGCACGGAAGCGTCATATTTGATGTCGTTCAAGGCGATTGAAGCGCTTAATCCATCATTCTGGCGCATGCTCAGGTCGATTTCCTGCACGCGCACCTTCTCACCATGGGAGACGGTGGGGGCGGTAATCCAGTCGCCGGCGTGGAAGTCGATGAGCGGTAGATTATCCACGCCGGAAGTCACCAGATCGCGCGTGTACTGGCCGCGTACCCTCGCAGCATCATCCAGAGTGGATTGCATGAATGCCTGCGCCGTGTCCTTGTCGGACACGCCACCCTGCGACGAATAGGACTCCCACTTGCCCCAAGGCGTCGGAGCAGCCGGATTATCCATGCGGAAAAGCAGGTTATTGTCACCCTCGACAAGGATAGTGGATGCCAGGTCGGCGATGGACTCCTCGAAGGGTGCTTCGCTGATGTCACGAGCCAATTGCAGCACAATGCTCTTGCTCAGGTCACGGCTCAATGCGGTGCTGTCCGCATTCCACAGCTTGAGCGTCCTACCTGTGGTGCGCCAGTCGCAGCCACCGCCATTGACAAGAGACGACAGGATCGTCTGCAGATCCGTGCCGAGACTGTAATAAAGCGTGTATTTCCTCGCCCACGCCGCGCCGCCCGCGTCCTTCGCGGTGTCGAAGCCCAAGGTCAGGCCGGTGGCCACGCCGCCACGCGCCTTGTTTTCGTCCAACAGCGTTTTGAGGATCACGCCCGGATTAGACGAATAGAAGGGCCTTTTGCCCTTGTTGTCGCCGTCCGTGAGCAGATGGCTGTAATCGTTGTTCTCGGCCTTGCTCAGGAGCCAGCTTATCGACTGACCACTGTAGGTGACGGTGCGAGTCCGGTCATCGGTCTTGCCGCTACGGCCAGTGATGACGTAGCGCGCGTTGTCCGGCTCACGATAGCCTGTGCCGTCCGACACCTCCACGGCCACTTCGAGACCGTCCGTAAGCTCACGGTCGAATGCCTGGGCGTCACCGGACAGCAGCGAGTATTCGATACTAATCGCACCATCGTCATTGTGCAGCATGGATGCGCTGAAGCTCACCGGCTCCGCAAGGACGCCGATTCGCTCGCCGAATGGGCGGTAGGCCACGAGTCGCGCGTGAAGAGACTTGCTCATTAATCACTCCCAGGATTGCAAAAACCGGCATGTCACCTTGTCGGCGCTGCCGGTCTGTTTGATGGTGATGCGATAATCGCCGGACGAAATGTCAGGCCACACTTGCAGTGGCTCCGTGGTCCAGTCGATGCCATTCGTCGCATCCGTGCCGCCAGACCATGCGTCGGCATTGGCCGCCGTCCACGCCTTGCGATTGGCTGCATCGACGAAAAGGTAAGGTCGTGAGGCGTCGCGTTTGCCGCCCCACATTAAATTCGTGCCACTCACCGGATCTGAAATGGTCACACCAGTGACAGCACCGAAACGCAATACCAGCGTGGTGATCGGCGCGTCCGACAGCCAGCCGTCGGGAAGCGTGTCGAAAAGCTCGGACGGACTGGCGTTAGGCAATCCCTGCCAGCGAGTCCAATACCCCTTGCCGCTCGGCTTGGAAACCACTCCCGGCAGGAGCCTGCCGCCCGAAGCGGCCAACGTCACCTCCTGCCACTGCACGCCACGCCAAAACACATCCGGCAAGCGGAACACGGCGGTCATGACACGCAGGTCACGGAACGGGCGTTCGTCATCGTCCGGCTCGCAGCTCGTGCACACCGCTCTCGTGACCATGCTGCGCGAACTGCCGTCATCCAAGGTCTCCGTCCTGCCGAGCGTGAGCTTCGCCACATGCAGGCAACGGGCACGGAAACGCGAGATCAGCGCATCGGAATCCGCGCCCCACGCCGCGACCTTGATTGTCAGCTCCGGCGCGTCCAGTACAGGAATCGAGGAGCCTACGATGACGCCGTTGCGACCGCTCACCTGCACCATGTCGACGATCGGCGACAGCGACGTGTAATGCGTAGTGCCGACGATGACGCGCATCCGCTCGGAGTCGAGCGGTTGGCCGTTGAGCGAATAGCTGACCTTCATCCGGATTCCCCTTCCGATTACCATTGCGGCATGGCCGCGGTCTGCAGCTTCTGCTGCGTGCTTATCGATGTCGGCGCGATGGCCGGATAGTTGAAAGTCTGCGTGATGTTCGTCACGCTCCCACCATTGCCGTAGGCTGCGGCGTTAACTCCACGCGAGGCGTTGGCGACGCCGACGGAATACGAGGCGTACTGCGACGGCAGGATGCCGGTCAGCCTTCCAGCCGCCTTCCTCACCTTCGACGCGCTCTCGTCGATGCCGACGGCCATGCCCTCGCCTATCATCTCGCCGACCTGATCGCGGAACACGCGCGACGGTGAATGGATGCCAAGCTTGCGTTTCACCCAGTTCAATGCGTTGGTGGCCGCGTTGACAGCGGCAGTCACGAGCCTGCCTGCCGCGCCTGCGATGCCGGTCGCGATGCCGGTGATGATATTCAGGCCGACACTCCCCCAGTTAACCGATGTGAACCCGCTCATGATCTGGCCGATCATGCCGGGAATGGCACCGATAAGCCTTGGCACCGACGCTATGAAGCCGTTGGCCAGTGCGCCGAGCATCTGCACGCCAGCCTGCGTGCTCTGCGGGAGACTCTTGATGAGGCCACCGATAAACTGGCCGATGAGGATCGGGACCTTGCCTACCAAGTCGGGCAGGGCGTTGATGAGGCCCTGACCCAGTCCGAGGATGAGCTTAAATCCGCTGTTGAGGATCTGCGGCAGGTTGTCAAGGATGCCTTGCACGAGGTTAAGGACGGCGTTGATGCCGATGGGGATGAGCTGCGGCAATTGGGCGGACAATCCGTCCAACAGCGTCGTCAGCACGGTCACCGCCGTGGACGCGATCTGAGGCAATGCCTGCACGATGCCCTGCAAGAGGTTCGTGACCATCGTCAATCCGGTTTGCAGGAACGACGGCAGGCTCGACGTGACCCACGACTGGAACTGGGCGAGCAACTGGGGCAGGCTCGTCGAGATCCATGTCGTCGCGCTGGTCAGCAGCATCGTGCCGAGCTGTCCCAGCGCTCCGAGCACGGGTGGCAAGATCTGCATGACCAGTGCCGGCAGGGTGCTGCCCAATGATGAGAACAGTTGCGGCAGTGCGGCGGTGATGCCGGTGATGATCTGCGCGATGCGCGGACCTACGTTCTTGATGACGGTGCTCACGGAATCGACCAGTTGGGTGGTCAATCCGTTGATGTCGGCATTGTCCTTGCCGAGTTCCGCCAGCCAGTTCTGCCATGCGGCCTTCATCATGCCGACGGAGCCCTCGATGGTTGTCGCGGCCTCCTTGGCGGTGGTGCCGGTGATGCCCATCTGCTGCTGCATGATGTGGATGGCCTGCACCACGTCGGAGAACTTGTCGATGGACAGGTCGCCCATCTCCCCGTTCGCCTGCTTGACCTTGTTCGCGTCCTGGATCAGACGCTCCATCTCGGATTTGGTACCACCGTAGCCGAGCTTCAGATTGTCGAGCATGGCGTAGTTGCCGCGCGCCAGACTCTGGTAGGTCTGTTGGATGGACTCGATGTCGGTGCCCATCTTGTTGGCGTTGTCCGACATGTCGACCATGGCGGTGTTGCCGAGTTCCGCGGCCTTCGCGGTGTCGCCGCCGAGCGAGCTGATCAGCGACGCGCTGAAGCTCGTGACCTGCGTCATGTACTCGTTGGCGCTCACTCCGGCTGTCCGGTACGCTTCCGCAGCGTATTTCTGCACTGTGCCCGAAGCGTCCTTGAACAGCGTGTCCACGCCGCCGACGGCCTGCTCGTAGGTCGCGTATGCGTCGAGAGCGCTCTTGCCGACGCCGGCCAAAGCCGCGACGGCGGTGCCTACGCCTGCAAGTCCGACCGTGGCGACGCCCTTCAACGCGCCGACGGCCTTGCCCGACATGGAGCTGATCGCGCTCCACGCGGCGTCGGCTCCGCTTTTGAGCTTCGAACCCATCGCCGACGCGACGCTGCCGGCTGCGCCCGGAATCTGCGACAGCACGCCGCCAACCGCGCCGCAGACATTGCCGAGATAGCCGCCGATGGCATTGCTGACGTTCTTGAAAGGTGCTGGTATCCTTGCCGCGATGGCCGAGCTCATCGCGGAGAACTTTGCCGACAATGGCGCGGTGAGACGTGACGCGGTGGATTGCATCGCAGTGCCTGCGGCGCTCATGCCGTCGCGGGCTTTCGTGGCGATGCCGGAGAACGCCGACGTTGCCGCGTTTTTGACCCGTCCGAACGCGCCGGTCACTGGCTGGATTATCGCCGAACCAAGATTCTTGAACGCCGATCCAAGCGAACCACTGCTGGAGGCGAGATTTTCCTGCGCGTCCTTGAGCGCCTTCTGCGCATCCTTCAACCGGTTCTCGGACTGCGCCGCCCGGTCGGTCATGGTGGACAGCTTCAGCCGAGCCTGTTCGAGCCTGATGGTCGCGGCCTCGGCCTGCGTGCTGCCCTCACCATGCTTGGCAATGGCATTGGCGACGCTCTCCTCGGCGGCACGCACCTGATTCGCCGCCGCCCTCTGCTGGAGCATGGCCTGACGGTATGCGGCAGTGGATTTCGCCACGTCGCGCTCGTAGGATTTCAGCACGTCCGCGCTGAAACCGTTCGCCGACTGCTTGAAACCGTTTTTGAACGCGCGTCCGAACAGTCCACCGCTTTTGCCGCCGTTCATGCTCGAATCGAAAGCCTTCGACGCGGCCTTGCCGCTCGCGCCGACCTCCTTGTTGACCGCGCTGCGGAACCCATTCATCGACGGGAAAACGCTGATGTGCGCAGAACCGAGTTCGCTGCCGAACGCCATGCGGCACCTCCACTATTCAGTTTTGTCCAAAATCAGTCCTCGTAGAGCGTCTGGAATACCGGGCTCATGCCCTTGGTCTGTTCTCGCAGCCGCTCACGCTCGGCCTTCTCCCTGTCAGCCCGCAATCGTTTCGCGAGCGAATCGAAAGGTTTCGGATACTCGTCGCTGCCAAGCGCGTAGACGACCGGTATCTCACCCCACCGGGCCGGATAATCCAAGCCGTTGAGCTCCGCGCCCGTGTAGGTCGACGGATCGCCGATGAGCTGCTCGAGGAGCGCTATCGCGTCGCCGTAGCGGAGCCTGCCGCCAAGATCGGCCTGCAGACTCCACCCATGCGCCGTGAAATCGGCTCGGATCACGCTCCCGTGTTCGGCGAGCTGGCGGGAGAACCATTGGATTTTCCCAGTGAGGCGCCCTGCGCGCGCACTACCGCGTCGCCATAGTCGGACAGGAGGTTGAACACGACCTGCACCGGTTCGCCGTTCAGCGCTTTCGCCTGTTTGTCGCCTGCGAAGGCGCTCAGAATGCGTTTGAGCTGTTCGACGCTTTCCGTGTCATCGGACGTGTTCGACAGTCTCGTGAAATCGTCGATGCTCATCGACAATGGGAGCTTGTACGTGCGTCCGCCTGGCACGAGCGCCCAATAAACATCGCCTTTGATGATGTGGCGCACCTTGTAGTTTTGCGCGATGGAGGCGAACGCCTCCTCGTCGTTTTTTTCCGTCCACTGGTCGAAATCCTCGACGGTCGGCTTGAAGTCGGTGGAAGTGGAAGTCATTATCTTGTCCTATCTGCTTTAGCCTGCCTGCGGTAAAAAATGGGTTCCCGGACCGCGCAGACAGGCGAGATAGACGGTCCGGGAAGATTTTCGTCCGCCAGTCAGGCGGCATGTGCGGGGACAGTGACCGTCAGATCGGGTGAGGTCACGCCGCCATACGTGGCGTTAACCCTCGCGCTTCCGGCCTTGACGGCGGTGAGCGTACAGCCATCGACGGTCGCCACGCCGGCATCCTTGGATTGGAACGTGGCCTGTCCGGTCACGTCCACGGTGGTCTTGTCCACATGGGTGGCGACGGCCTTGAGCGCGAGCTTCGCGCCTTGGACGACCGACGGCCTCGTATTGCCGTCAGCCGAGGTCACGGCCACCGCCGTCACGCTTTTGGGTCGTACCAGCTTTCAATCCATCGAGTGTTCGGATGCTCAGGATCCACGTACAGCGGGTCCTTCATCCATTCGACGGTGAGCGCGCGACCCGTGACCGAGCCACGCTCCTGCTGGTCCGGTTCGTTGCCGGTGACCTGCATGACGCCGGCACGACGGTGGACACGCCCGGTGTCAAACGTCTCCTCCTCGTACACCATCCATTTCGCATCCTGGATGATGTCGGCCACGTGGTAGACGCCATTGGAGTCCGGCTCGCCGATGGTGATCTTGCGTGTCAGCGCGTTGTTTTCGGCCGGGCTGAAAGTCTGCGTGAGGCTGGTCGCCAGCGGCAACTTCTTGTACCCGTCCTGCAAAAACTCGATGGGGTCGTCGCCGTCGCGCGAATCCTGGTTGCCGCCGTCGGACTTGACGAGTCCGATGCACGCGGTCGAACGGTTGTAGGCGGCCGGAAGTTCCGTCGTTGCCTTGCTGGGGTCGATCATCTCCGGCGTGATTCTGTTTTCGGTGGAGTACGGGACGATCATGATGGCGGCGGTGACAAGCGCCTCCACCTGTCCCAGATCCATGCCCTGACTGTCTTTGGCCATGGCGTTTCCTTTCTCTATGGTTGTCTGATTCCGGCCGTCGAATATTCGACGGTCATGTAGTAGCGGCACCATGCCGCGTCCTCGCCGACCGGGTACGGGCCGTTGCAACCGTCAGACACGACGGCGCAGATGCGGCTGCCTTCGGCGAATCCGATGAGGATGCCGGGCTCGCCGGTCAGCACGCCGTACACGCGGACCGCCAGATCACGGCATGGTTTCGTGTCGTTGCGCGTCCATCCGAGCACGTTGACGCCTATCGCCCGATCAAAAGTCACGCGGTCTGCGGATTGCGTGCCGCCGTCATCACGCACGACCACGAGCGGATAGGAGCCGTCGTAATCGTCCGGGATGCGGTTTCCGACCTGCAGGCCCGCAACGTCCGTGATGTTTGAGCGCAGCCATCCGGTGAGGAAAAGCTCGAGGTCGGGTGGGATGACGCTTGCCATCAGACCCTCGCCTTCCTCAAAGCCTTGGCCAGATTGCCGGTCTTCGCCTCCACGAGCAGGGTCTTCGGGTCGTGGCCGACGACCATGACGGTCGTTCGGTGCGCCCTTTTGACCTCCTCTATGCCAAGTCCGTCGCGGTATGCGCCTGTTTCGACCGGAGCGGACGCCCGCGCGTAGGCGAGTGCCCTGTTCGCGGCCAGCGTGGTGAGCGACTTGACTCCCGCGCTGTTGAGGATTTCGTCGAAAAATTTCTGGTTGAAATTGACCGATATCCTGCTTTTCGCCATTTGTTCAGCCCTTTCTTTCCGTCAGACGGCATTCCAAGGTCGGACGCCACCCGGTGAACGCGTTCACATCCTTCGAGGGGAATCCGTCGACGTCCCACAAGCGTCCGTCGTCGGGGTCTGCGCGGATCCGGTCGCCGGTTCTGATGTCGGCTGTCGGATCGGGGATGGTGAGGTACGCCGTTGATTCGGTTTGTGTGTCGAGCGTGTCCGGCGTGCGGGTGCTGGAGCTGGATGAGAGGGCGCCCATGATGGCGAGCTCGTCCGGAGGCACGCTCCAGTCTGGCTCGTTCTGCGCCGGATTGTACGAGTTGGTCTTGCGTTTGGCACGCAGTCGTATGAAGCGTGTGGTACCAGCCATGGCGAAAATGCCGCCACCGGCATTCAGATCGTCAAGCAGGCTCATGGCAATCCTCCAAGCCGGTAGGGTTTGAGCTTGTCTTTTTCGTCCTGCATGAGCGACACCACGTCGAAGCTTGCGCTGCTGCCATTCGTTGACTGCGAGGTGATAAGCCCAAGCGGACTCATGCCGGCACGTTTCGCGGCGCTGATAAGCACCGACTGCACGTCCGGCGCATCATCATATCCGGCATGGATCGCGTAGCGGATGGCCGCAATGCCGACCGGGAAGCCACCGGAAAGCGACTCCACAAGACCCGTCTCAGGGTCATAGGCGTAAGCCAGCTTGTTGCCCTGACGGTCGGTCAATGATTCGATGCTCGTCACATGACGGGCGGGCAGTCGAATCACCGTGCCGCCACGCGAGTTGATGACGCCGGACAATGCCACATTCGGCATGACATGCCAACCACACTCGCGGCGGATGGCCGCCTGCGCGGCCCTGAGCCGAAACTGCGCGTCATCCTCGAAAGCCGAAGGGTCGGTAATCATGTCGGGAACCACATTCACGTCAATCATGCCGACCCCCAAACTCACTCGGCCTTGTCCGCGGCCTTGGCTGCGGCCTTGCCGAGCGTCACTTTGACGAACGCCTTCGGATACTTGACCTGCAGGGCGAGACGTTCCTTAACTCGGAACGTGATCTTGTCGTTCGTGAAGTCGTTCTCGTGGCTGTTGGTGGATTCGACGGTCAGACCGCCCTTGCGGTAGATGGTGCCGCCGGCCTTGAACGCGCCGACGAGCACGGTCCCCTTGGTCATCGCCTCGGTGACCACGGTGCGCAGTCCCCACAGCGGCGGATTCTGCATGATGCCGCCATTGCCGTACTGTCCGGAGAAGAAACCACCGCCGAAATACTGGCCGTTCGCATCCTTGGACAGGCGGATGGCCTGATAGTCAGCAGGATTGATGACCACCGCATCGGCGGAGAAGCCCGTCGCGGTGGCGATATCCGTGGTGGCCGCGAAGATACGGTCCGGATCGGAATCGTTGGCCTGCGCCTTGGTCTGGATTTCGCGGTTCAGAATGCCCTTGAGATTCGGGTCGGTGCCATCGCCGGACAGGAGTTGAATCTCCTCCTGCAGCTTCAGGTTGTACTGGGCGTGCTGGTTGATCTCGGACACGACGAACGGCAGGTCTTCCGCCATATCGTCTGTGATCTTCCACCATGCGGCGACCTCATGCAGGCTGTCGGACACCCAAGTCGGATCCGGCATGTGAATCTGAGGCTTCTGCGCGCCCTCGGCGACGGTGGTCGCGTTGCCTTCGAGGGAGCCGTAGACCGGATATTTGATGGTGGTACCGCTCATGGTGCCGGACGCGAAAAGGTCGGCGATGACGAGCGGACGCTCATACGGCCATACGCCGTTCTGATCGGTTTCAGTAAGGAACGGCGCGTAGGCTCCGGACGCTCCACCTGTGACCTGAGTGTCGGAAGCATCCTTGAATTCCGGAGTGGAGAACAAGCCTCCCTTGGTTGCGAGCACGCTCAAGCCCTTCTCCTGCAGGGACTTGACGTAGAAGTCGCCGAGGGTCTTCGCCTCGACGCCCTTACGTTCGGTCTTCGAGGTTCCGGCGAGACGGTCGAGCCCTTCGCCGGCCTCCTTGAACAGGTCGATGCGCTCCTGCAGCTTCTTCGCCTCGTCGTAATGCTGCTTCAGCTCCTCCTGCTCCTTTTCGGTGATGTTATCCATCCCCTTGGCGAGGATGGACTGTGCCGCCTTCTTCTCGGCGGCGAGATTGTCCATGAGATTCATGGCACTCCTTTCGGTTAATTTTGCAGCGAGAAGAAGTCGCTGATGGTTTGGTATTCCTTGGCCCATTGCGGGTCAAATCTTTTCTGGTCTTTCTTCTTCGGGTCATCCGTGGAATCGTCCGGCTTATCGCTGGAATCATCCGTGGAGTCATCAGCCGAATCGTCGGGCTTGCCTGTGGGATCGGAGTCATCGGTGTCGTCGTCCGGCTTCTTGTCGGCGGAATCGATGCCATCCAAGACCTCGTGCAGACTGTCCAACGCGGCACGAAGCTTGCTCTCGTTGGAAGCGCTGATCGCACGCCCGCTCTTCACCTCAAGCACCTCGGCGCCCTGATTCGCGGCCACCTGCACAAGGGAAATCTCGAACAGTTTCACCTGGCGAATCTCACGGTATCCATCCCACGCGCTCTTGCCGTCCTGCACGAATGCGGTCTCCTCGGCGAGGAAGCCGATGCTCATCTGATGGATAAGGCCACGCTGCAGCAGCTCGTATGCGCGCTTGCCTTCCGGCAGGTCGAGGTCGAGGCGGGCCGTGACCAGCAGGCCATGCTCGTCCTCCACCGCGCTCAACGTCTCGCCGATGATGTCGGTCGGCTTGTCGTCCTTGTGCTGCCAGTGGATCGGAATGCCCGCGCCGGTGCCGCCGTAGTCGTTCTCCAATGTTCCGGAGAACGCGCCCTTGACGATCACGTCATCGTACAGGTCCTTGTCCCAAGTGCTGGCGTATCCGCTGAACACTCCCTCGCCTTGGCTATCGTCGAGGGACTTCAGCTCGAAGCCCTTGAAATCAAGCCTCATGATGTTTCCTCCTTGGTGAGCGCGTCCCATTCCATGCGGAATTGCGCGTCATACCGGTAAAGCCGTTTGAATTCGGCGAGCATGGCCTTGGCGTCCTCGCCGTTGACTGGATTGTTCTCCTGCGCGTTCTGCGTCTTGCCGCCGTCTTGCGGGCTGGGCTGGCCGCCCTCGCTCACATTCAATGGCGTGATGAGCTGGTCGCCGCCCGGCACGCGCGGCATGTCAAGAATCTGACGTGCCTGATTCGTGGTCATGAACGGGCGGCCAGTTGCCGTGCTCAGTGCCTGATACTGTTCGGACGTGGTACCACGCAGCTTGGCATCAACGTTGGCCTTGATGTAACAGTCTGGCTCACCCACTGCACCGGGAAGACTCAGATTCAAGGCTTCCTCAAGCGCCACGATGTATGGCATCAGCTCCACATTCCAAAGCTGTTCTTTGAAGGCGCTGATGTTGGAATTGGTGCCGGTTCTGAAGCCGACGTTTTCCGGCGAGATCTGGAAGGCGTTGCACACCGCGATGTTGATGCGGTCGCGCGCCTCCAAATCGTTCACGTCCACGGGTTTGAAGACGTTATCCAATGGACGCATCTCCATGCCGTCCTTAAGGACGGGCCAGCCGCCCTCACGTCCACCATTCTGGATGAAGTTGCGCAATCCATTGGTGAAATCGTCGTAATCCTCCTGAGATAGCCACGGCATCTCCTTCGGCCGGTACACGTAGCCGCCGGCCTGCATGCCGTTCTTGGCGATACTGCGCCGGTAGGACGCCATGGCCTTCGCCTCGGCCAATAATGGCCGGAGCACGTTGGTCACGCTGTCACCGAATTGGAGGCCGGAAATGAAACCGACATCCAGATGCACGCGCGGGTCAGGCAGGTCGAAGTGCATGGCCCGCTGGCTGTCCATCGTCAGCAGGTTCACGCCAGTGATCTCGCCGAAGGAATTGCCGGACAGCTGATAGCAGTCTGAAGGAATACGCCGGAGCGTGAAACGCTTGCCCTCCACTCCGAGCAGGCACAGCCACCGGTCATCGAGCAGCATGTCACGAAGCAGCATGCTGATGAATCGATAGCGCGTCATGCCAGGCAATGGAGACGGACGCTTCATCAAGTCGGCCAACGCGCCACTGGTGACCTCCTCAGCGTCACCATCGGCGTTCTTCCGATACACCTTGAATGGCAGCGAGGCGATGTTGCGGGTGATGAAGTCAATCACGACACGCACCGCATATTCCCTGCAGTAGACGCCGGAGGCACCGCCGTAGAATTCCGCGTCGGATGGCCAGCTATCGCCATTGGCGAGCGGAATACTCGTCGCCGGCGTCGGATGCGCGTCTGCCTCGGCCATCTTCATGCCGATCACTGCGGCGTTATTGTGGAGGAGCCGGTCAAGGAAGCCCATTCATCCTCCTCTCGAAGAATTTTCAGAATCTGATTTTCACGCCCACGCTCGGCGCATATTTCGGTGTTTCCGCTTCGACCTGCATGGTCTCCAAGGCGTACAATGCTTCCGATTCGGCGATAAGGCCGCTGATCTGCAAAGCACTCTTAGCGCGGTCCCACACCTCGACCTCGCCAAGACGGCGGGTGACAGCCACGGAAACCTGCTGTTCGATGGCGGGCTGCGGCAGATGCCTGAGCTTGCCTTCGCGCACTCGGTCGAGGAAGCGGCCACAGCATGCGCCAAGCCGGAAGCCTTCGATGAGATGCACGTTCCACCCTTTTTCGGTGAGCGGGTCGATGAAATCGACTGCCGGGCACCCTTTAGACTGCACGGCAATCTCACAGACATTCGGCCAGCTCTCACGAAGCAGGTCGAGGAAATGCGGCACCCACAGCATGCCGTCACGGCGGGCTATCAGCTCCACGTGCGGCAACCCGTCCGCACGCATTCCGGCGGCGGCCACATACGTTGTTTTACGGTCGGCCGACGTGTCCACGGAAAGGACGACACGACTATCGTCCGGAATTGCGGAACGCGAGTCGATGCCGCTGGCCCACATTTTCGGATTGATGAAAGGAATGATGTCGGCCGTGACCCACTGGCACAGGACTTCCGTGCGGAACGCGGCCTCGGTCATTCCGTCAATATCGGATCTGACGCTCATGACGGTCATCGGCCCATAGCCAAGCGACGGATTCGCCTGCCGGATAGCATCGGCGTCATCCACCGGACACTTGTCCGGAGCGCTCCACTCGAAATATCCGAAAGAGCCGTCCTGCTCGCCGGTCAGGAACACGTCGGCCGGATTGCCACCGTCGGCGCTCAGGCGCGTCCACTCGTCAACAAGCTTGCGGCCCTTGTCCACCTGCTTGCGAAGCGCGACACTGCGATAATCGCCCGCATTGCTGATGCCCCACAACTGGCTTGACCAGACTGCCTTCGTGGTCTGCGACACGGCATTCCACCCATCGTCCGTATGCTGCTCACGCAGCTCGTCGAACACCACGCGCGCTGCCGACTTTGCTCGAATGTTCTTGTCGGCGCGGACGATATACCGCGCCTTCGAGCGGGTGATGATCGCCTCCTCGCCGTTCGTGTTGACGAATTTCTGCGTCATCGCGGCGAGATCCGGGATCACCAGATCCGCTTCCTCATCGGTAGAAGGCTGAGGATTGCACCACTCCTTGACCTGATTGTAAGGGCCTTTGGCATTGTCCAACGTCTGCGCCGCACCGACCACGAGAAACTTCACTGGCGGCACGCGGTCGGGATGCTTGTTGGAGTCCACGAACAGCCACCATGCGGCCAAAACGCCCATGAGCGTTGTCTTGCCGTTCTGGCGGGCGACAAGCACGATGACCTTGCGGAACCGATACGAGCCATCCTCAAGCAATTCGAGCGCATGCACTAAAAGCCATTGCTGCCACGGGTAAAGGTGGACGTGCAGCATGATTTCCGCGAACGCGATCACCGCGAAACCATTCGAGGTCTCCTTGGTCAACGGGCGCAACGGCGGTGTGAAGATACGCGGCAAGGTCACGCCATGCCTCGTATCATCGACGGCACCGAAAACCGTAAGATTCTCAGCCGCCATCGCAACCTCCTCAGCCGAAACGCTTCATAAAATCATCCATCGCGATAACCTTGTCGCTCTTCGCTTCCTCAGCCCTGACTTCGGGCTTCTGCCTAGCCGGACGCCCGACCTTCGCTGGAGCGTCCAAAGTCAATCCGAGAGACTGGCAGTATTTCAAGAAAGTCGGCAGAGTCACATTGTCGATCTTCCCGTTCTCATCAACGAATCCGGTGACATTCAGGAAGTCAATCCGACCAGCCAGTACACGGGCGGCCGCGACCACTGCGGAATTCACGGCCTTCAGCCCATCGGCGTTCTTCAATGAGCGCTCCAAAGCCTCCGCCACATTATGGCTCGGAAATTTCGCCGACATGCTTCACCTCGAATCTGCAATCGCGCGCGCGACCCCCGGTCAATTTCGCCCGTCGGGGAGAGGAAGAGCAACCACGCGGGCAGTCGGTCGGTCTTCGTTGGTTTTCAGGATTTCACCGCCCCTACCCCGTTTGGGTTGGTTTCGAATGCTGTTTTGAATGCTTTGATTGCGTTTGTGAATCGTGTGATGAGTTCGTCTGTGCTTGGTGGTTTGGGCGTGATGAGTGTGGTGTATGTGTCTCCGACCGTGAAGGTGTTGACTTCGTTGTGGGTGACGTTGATTGGGATGTTGACGGTGAATGAGCTGATTGGGAATGTCTTGTCGTTGATTGTGGCGGTGAGCTCTAGTGTGACTGGCTGCTGTGGCATCATTGCCTCCTTGCTCATGCTGTTGTTATCCATTGTCTTGAGAGTGTTCCGATTGGTGCTGGCGGGTCACTGTTGCCTCTTAGTCGGTTGCAGCTGGTGTGAGATGGTTTGAAGCCTGCTGGGTCGAATTGGAGTTCGGGGTGCTTGCTGACGGGGTAAAGGTGGTCGAGGTTGAAGCTGTCATCTGTGGTGTTCTTGACTGCGTTGTAGTCGATTGGCATACCACACAACCAGCAGACTGCATGCTGTGCCTTGCATTGGTTGAAGAATGCGGCCTTGTCTTTTTCGAATTGGCGGCTTGTCTTGCGCGTTCTTCCTGGCATGTGGTCACCGCCTTGTGGTGCTTCGGGCTGGAGTCGAACCAGCGCTTGTGTGGGGTGCACTGTCTTTTTATCATCACGGGCATTCGATTTAAAGAAGTAGGAAGCCATGGCCGGTAAGGTATCCGTCCTAGGTATCTGTGCTATCCCTCGTGCTCTGCCACTGAGCTACCGAAGCTGGATATGAAAAATGGTCCAAACCATTTTCTGGCTGGACCATTTCATTTTACAAACATACGACAGTATAGCATTTCAACGGTGACAGTCAAGTAGTGCTGCGAGTTCGCCTAGGTTGAACACGTACTGTCGCTTGGTGTTTGTCGGCGTGGCGTGCGACAGTTTGCCGCGTTTGAGCCATTGGCTGATGAGGTTGCGTGATATGGTCAGGCCGTATCGTTTCAGCTCTTTGGCCGCGTCGCTGGGTGTGCCGGTGATTTGCATTTGCCATAATCGTTCGTCTCTGGCTGCTTTGATTGCTGGCGCAGCCCATTCACGGTGGCAGCCTTGGCATGTGACCGATTCTGCTTCTGGCGCGCCGGTGAGCATGCTGTCGCATTTTGGGCAGGTGCCGAGGATTATGAGCTCTTCTTCCGGCGTCAGGGCTTGTTCGTTGCGTCGGATGACGTGTTCCAGGGCGGCGTAGTCATCGGCGGCGGTGCTCATCGCCAATATGGTGTGCCGGTTGCTGATGATGGCGTACCATGCTTTCCGCCAGTCGAATCCAGCGTATGCCGTTCTGATTTTCCCTGCCTGTTCGGCTAGCCAGGCTTCCGATTCTGCGATAAGGTCCTGCGCGCGGGTGTCGATGGGCAGTGGCGCGTTGCCTTTGTTTGGCGTGTGGCCTGTGGAGCCGATGCGCGCCTGTCGGAGCATGATGCTTCGCAGGGCGGGCAGTTGAACGTGTCCGAGCTGGCGGATGAGCGCCCAGTAGTTTTCTCGGCAGCTGGCGCAGAGCAGATTCGCGGACACCGGCTTCATGGGCTTCCGGCAGTGCTTGCAATCGGTCAAAGTCGTGTCTCCTTGTCGTGCTGGCGGATGAGTGCGGCGATTGCGGCTTTCGGGACTTGCGGCACGAGCGGCGCGATCTCGTCAAGCGCGTAACCGGCCTGATGCCACTTGATGATCATGTCTTCGAGTATTTTCTTCATTTGGTGGCCTCCAGATATGGATTGTCGCTTGTGTGTGGCGGGAAGTCGCATTCCTGGTCTTTCCAACCGGCCGCGTAGCCTTCTCGCCATGCCTTGGCCATGCGTCGGTGGTATTCGGCGTCTGTGAGATGGTAGATGAGTTTGGGTTCTATCATTGTGTGTTCTGCTCCTTGTTGAGTCGTTCAGCGAGCCTGCATGCTTGTTGGTCTGGCGTGGCGGTTTCCTTGTCGCGTCCGAGCGCTTGGAGCACGTGTTCGCACTGCCACGTGTGCTTGTGTGGTTTCGAGGGTGGTATGCCGCTCATGTTGGCTCTGCGTTGGCACCAGCCTTTCCATTGGCGGCACCAGTCGTTGACGGTGCGTGGCTCGCCGTAGTGGCGAGCGGCGAAGGCATTCCACGCGTCCGACAGGTCGAGATTCGGATAGTCGCGGATTATGGCGGCATTGGCATGGGCCTTCTCCGTCATTAGCTCGAAATCGCTTACGCCGATTTCTTTGGAGAAAGAAGAAGAATATTCTTCTTTCTCTTTCTTTTCGGGTACGGGTACGGGAACGGGGCATGAGTTTGCCATCGACTTGCCATCGGTTTGCCATGCGTTTGCCATAGGTTTGCTATGGCATTTGCCATCGGTTTTGCCATTTTTGCCATTCTCAGGCTTGCCCCATCGACGGTTGGCTCCACGTTTTCCTGCCTCGCTACGCTTCTTGCGCAGAGCGTCCACTTCCTCACCGTCAGGCTGGTAGTCGCTCCAATCGTGGAACTGGTAGCCGTCCTTCTGCTCGTCGTAGGCCCATAATCCCGCGTCGCACAACTCTCGCACTGAATCGTCGGAGCCACGGAACATCGGCACCATGCGAGCCGGAACGAACCCGCCAGTCAGCTGTTGCGCCGACCATGAGCCTGAACGGAGCCACAATGCGGTGGCCCCGTCCGACAGCATGGCGGTCTTCGGATTCGAGTAGAAGGAATCATCCACCTTGAACCACATCTAACCTGTTCCCTTTCCTTGAATTGCAGGAGCGGCACATGGTTTGAAGATTCTCCATGGTGTCCTCGCCGCCAAGACTCCACGGAATGATGTGGTCCAAGCTCAGGTGGTCAGTTGCTCCACATTCGACGCAACGGTAATGGTCACGCTCGTATACCGCCTTGCGTAGCTTCTTGCTTATCGGCTCCCTTGACCGTGGGTCGAAGCGTCTGAAGCTCTTGATGTGGTAGACGGGTTCTCGAAGACGAACCTTGTCTGTCTTCGTCAGGAAACCCGCGTCGATAATCGCCTGTAATTCATCGTCTTCGCCATCGAGAACGTACCGGATGACAGTGTATGGAATATCACCGTAGCTCCTGTTGTCGGAACACCAGGAAATCATCATCACGTAGAGGCCAATTGATGCCGGACTCTTTCTCATGAGTTCCAACATTGTTTCGTCTCGATACCATGAGACCGGAATCTGGAAATAGCCCATTTCATTCAATCTCCTCTTGTGATGCCGTTGTATTCCATCCAGATTGCCTCCTGCCGTGGCGTGGTGCATGGCAGGTCGGTGTAGTTGACGTTCACCCAACCGCTTCCCACGTGTGGTTTCGCCATCGCATCCAAGGCTTCGGCAATTTCCAACAAGTCCGGTGGCGGGTCAAGCGTCACCATGACAAACCCATCATTACGGCTTGCTTCGCGTCCACCAGCCGATACCCGCAGTAAGGGCAGGTGACGTAATATGTGCCCACCGTCTCACCGCAGTGGGCGCACTCGACATATCGGATCGTCTTGCTCATTCGTTTACCGCCTTCCGTGCGATTTCGAGCATTTCCCGAGCATCCTTGAGGTAGATGGCTTGTATTTGTATTACCTGTTCGCTTCTGTTCCAGAGGTCGTCCTGGCTAGGCATGTCGTCTTCCCAAACTGGCACCATGTCCCGCCACATCAGTTTTTTCGCCACGGCTTCGACTTCAACGTCAGACGGTGGTGCGTTGCGGCCACGCAGGTATGCTTCCTGCAAATCGTCCGTGTCGCAGTAAAACCGTTCCTTGACACGCGTTCCATCCCAGTAGCGGGTCGGATACGCCTTCTCAGCTTCATCATCAGCGATGCTCATTTCGTGTCCTCGCTTTGCTTGGTGGTTTCATCTTCAAATGGGACTGCCAGCCTCACATGGCTCTTCATGATCGCGATGCGACCCGGATCTTCAAACCACGTAAGGCCTCCTGCGTAATACTCGCATCCGCTAGACGCGTATCCGCAAGCAAGCCCATAGATCCCGTCACAGCGTTCTTTCCATCCGCTTTTCAGGTAATATGTTTCACCGTCATCAAGTTCCACGCGCAGACACATGTCATGCGGGAGGAGTTCTAACACACCGCTCATTTCGCGTCCTCCCTCTTGTATTCGTCTATGAGTTGTTTCCACTGTCTGCTTGCGTATGCGGGGTAGCTAAACCAGCTAGTAGAGATATGACCACGTGGGCATTGGAGCCGGTAGACGGTGAGTTTTGTAGTGACTTTACGGCCCTCATGGTATTTCCTCGTTTCATCTCCCTTGATTACTGGCAGTCTGCCGCACATTGGACACCCATATTCGTTGCGTCTGCGTTTGAACCACATGACTATGCCTCCGCGTCTTTGTTCCGCTTTCGGCCCGTCCGACTCAACATAAAGCCGTCCAAATAGAGCTGGAACAGGCTCACATACAGGCCGTCTTTTATATCGTCTTCCGGTTTCGCATACAGTCGTTCGTTCAGGAGTGCGACTGGCAGTCCGGTGTGTTCCTCCCGTTCGATGTGGAACGGTATTTCTTCCTGACCGTGAGCGTGCTCTCGGACGGCCACACCGTAGTCGCCAACCTGTGGCTGAAGGTCCGGGCTGCTGTCATCGATATCTTCATAGTTGAGACAGGACGGCATGGAACCGGTGTAGCCGAGCATGGAACGGCAGTGGTCAGCTGTCTTTCCGTATGCGTCGATTTGCCCCTTCACGACACCGTATGCGGTCATGTCACGCTGCATCAGAAGAGCGTTTGCAAGCCTCAAGCCATCAATCTCAAGCTGCTCGCACCAGTCGATGATCTCTTGCAGTGTCTTGTCTTTTTCGGTCACGTTCGTGGCCATGTCAGTGCTCCTCTTCTTCGATTCGGATTGTGATTCGATACCAGCCTTTTCGGATGCTTGGCTCTCCACCTCGGTAGTCGGGGCCGATGAGATGCTTTGAGTCATCGTCGGGCCAGAAGCCGGTATCGGTGAGCGCGTCAAGGATGGCCTTGACCATGGGCGCCGCGTTCTCCGGGTCGAATCTGCCGTGGGTCAATGGGTGGATGATCGCGGTGACGTGCACTGGGAAGTGTTGTGGCCTGTGGTGGCCGTTTTGGAGCCAGAATCTGGCGAATGCCATGGCACGCTGTTTGACTGCGCTTGTGTGCGCGAATTTCACCCGCCAGTGGCCGCGCCGATTCTGCGTCCACCATTCGTCCCGTGGAATATCCACGACGAATTCCTGCATCATTCCTCCTCCAAAATCCAAATGTCGGCATCGCCAATGTCCGCGTAATGGTCTTCGCTTTCGGCCTCGCATTCGGGGCACTGGCGCGAGAAGTATTCGATTCCGTGCCTCTCGCACCAGCCGGCCGGTTCCATTCCAGCCAATGGGATCATTTAGAAGTCCGTTCCGCCGAAGCCGCCGAAACCGTCATCCGCTCCGGCTGGCGGAGCGCCCCACGGGTCCGCTCCGGTGCCCTGCGTGGCTGTTTGAGCCGGTGCCGCCTGCTGCTGATTCTGCGCGGGCTGGAATCCGCCGCCATGCTGGATGCGCTGCACCTGCGCCGTCGCATACTTGAGCGATGGGCCGATTTCATCCACCTGCAACTCGATGACCGTGCGATTGGAACCGTCCTGCGCCTGATAGGAACGCTGCTGCAAACGACCCTGCGCGATCACACGCATACCCTTTGCGAGGCTCTGCGCGCAATGTTCGGCCATGTCGCGCCACGCGCTGCAGCGCATGAACAAAGCCTGACCGTCTTCGAACTGGTTCGTGCTGCGGTTCCAAGTGCGCGGGGTGGAGGCAATCGTGAAGCTGGCAACGGATGCGCCGCTGCCAGTGGTACGAATTTCCGGGTCGGCGGTCAGATTCCCAATGATCGTGATAACGGTTTCTCCGGCCATCACTCAGTCTCCTTCGCGTCGGCTTCGGTTTCGGTGTCCGGCGTATCCGCTTCCATGACTTCGGCAGTCACGTCATCAGTCGAATCGGTGATTACCGGCTGGAACACGTCGCTGTAATCCGGTGTGGTCTCGTCAACGCTCGCGGCCTTCTTCGCCTCGATGCTGACCGGCAAGTATTTGAAACTGCGGCGGATGATGGTCTTCTTCGCCATCTCCACGAAGTTCTTCACCCACGGGCCGGTGATCTGACGGCTGCGATTGCGTGGAGCGTACTTCTCGCGGTATTCGAGCAGGTCGCGTTTGGACATGTAGTCGGCGTATCGTCCGCCATTCGGCAGCTGGACGCTGAGGTACACGAATTTCAGCTTGTCCTCGCTGTGGTCGGCGTCCACGTTCACCTCGTCGGGGCATTCGATGGTCGGCACGCCATTTTCGTCGAGTTTGAGTTTGATGTTGTCATCCTCGTAGACTGCTCTCGGCTGCGCGTAGATGCCGCTGTTCTCCAACAGTTTCAGCATGCCCTTGTAGCCGATGACGAATGTGGCCTGCTTCTCCCCCGTGGCATAGTTCTTGTTGCCATAGGGCAGGATGTACGCCTGTCCCAATCCGTCCACGTCGGACGGGCGCAAGCCAAGTGCCGCGCACTGCATGAAGCAGGAAAGGACGCTGACCGGCGTGCAGTCGGCCAAGGCGGGTGTGCGGTTGATGCTGCTGATGCACATCTGCAACAATGCCTCGCTGTCGAGGTTGCCACCGATGACACGCGCGATCTGCGGCCATGAATGCTCCACAAGCTGCTTGAGCTTGCCCTTCGGATTGAGTGGCTGTAACTGCTGTCCCTGCGCCTGCTGTGCGATTGCTCCCATGATTTATTGCTCCTTTTCTTCGATGGTTTTGAATGCGAATTTGCGGTATGTCGAGGCTTTGACGGTGTATTCTTTGCGTGTCGTCGGCTTGTAGGTGGCTTGGAGGTTGCCGCAGCGCACGCCCGTATGCGAGCCGATGCGCAGGATGATCTGCTCCTGCAATTCCTTCTGAGTGGCCTTCATGTCTTGCAGCATTCTGATGGCGCTCCCGTATTGCGCGAGCAGGGCGTAGAGGTCATCGTCGTCGCTTTCGTCCACGATGTCCGGCGTTGGTTCCGGGAACGCCTTCTGCACGTCGCCGCCGGTCAATTGCGGTGGCGTGCCAGAAGTGACGAAACGCCAGAAGTCGGCTGCGGCCTTGTCGATCGCGGCCATATCCTCCACGTCGGCTTCGAACGGAATCTCCACCGGCTCGTCGTCTCCGATGGCCGCGTACACATAGCCCCACGCCCATCCCGTTACAAGCGCGTAGAACTCGACCTGAGCCAAATAGTATGGCGGGATTCGGAGGTTGCCATCCTCGTCATGCCAGTCCCCCGCTCGACGATTGCTCGCCGTCTTGATTTCGAGGATTCCGAAACTTCCGTCCTCCCTTTGCAGGATGCCGTCAAGGGAAGCCCTCAGATAGGGCTTTCTGCGCATGATGAACTGCTTGTCCGTACCGTCCGTGACAAGCATCTCCGGATGATTCGAGCGGAATCGCTTCCTTAATTCGTTTTCCAGGGCATTGCCCTTGACGATTGCCCACTTGTCGGAGATGTCCTCCGGTTCCACGCGGCCGGTCTTCTCAAGCCACAAATCATATGGTGTCTTGAAGGAATTCAGGCCGAGGATCGTGCTCATGTCGGACCCGCCCACACCAGCCTTACGGCTCTTCAACCACGCGAGATGACGTTCCGTCTTCTTGCACTGCCTGAACCGTTCGACCGTGTAGCGTTCCGTGTCCTTGAGTGGGATACGTTTCATTCCTTCGCCGCCTTCATTTCTTGGACTTCACCGTCGAAAAAATCGATGATGAGATTGCAGATGGCGGCCGCCGACGTTTTGAGCTGGGCTTTTTCCTCTTCGTTTTCGGACTTGACGGTGAAAACGCCATCCTTGCTGTTGAAATCGAGTCTCATTTCGCCACGTCCTTCGAGTAGTTGGCTTTCAGATCCATGAGTTCGCCGTTGAGGAGTTTCGTGGCGAATCCGTAGACGACTTTGTCGTTGGCTTGGAACGCGGTTCGCTGCAGAGCGCTGATGGCGTCGAAAATGCCGGTCAATGCGTTGGAGATGATGGCGCGTTGGTTCTCGCACTGTTTCTCCGGTGCTGTCTCCTTGTTGGCGGTGAGTTCCTGGCTCATTGGTTCCTCCTTGTTGGCGACTGGTTTCGATGCGACGGTCATGATGGTCTCCTTCTTCTTTCCGCTTGTGGTGGTTTTGCGTGGCGAATGCTTGTCGAAGGCCGGCAATAGTCCCTCCTTGCGGAGTTGACTGATGATGTTGCCGACTGTTTTCTGGCTCATGCCGAGCGCTTCGGCTGTTTCCTTGCCATCGAACGGTTGGCCTTGGTCGATGCGTTTCTTGCAGTGCGCGAGGATGAGGTCTCGTTTCGACGGTTTCTCCGGCAGGCCCTGCGTGAGGAGTCCGGCCTTTCGCAGCGCCCGCATTTCGTCACGGCTCAATCCGGCTTCGCCTGACTCGTCGTAAATGCTTTTGAGCTCTCGAAGCTCGTCGGAGGCATATTCGTGTTTCAATGGTTTCCTTTCCTGAATCTTTCGATGAGCCGATGGTTTTGCCTGATGAATTCGTCCACGTCGATGCCCTGCTCCGTCAAAGTCGGGCGTATGTAGCTGCCGACCATGAAGCCTCGCGGCTCATACCGGCCGGTCTGACGGCTTCCAGGCACGAAGTAGTGGATCATTGTGGGGTTTCATCTCGCTACCGTCCTCGTGTACTGGTGTGCTGTGGCCCAACGCTCGGCCACGTCACGCTCGTAAAGCACCGGGCGCCTGTCCTGCTTGCCAGCTGGTGGTTCAGGGCCAAGCTTCAGGTACTTCGGCCCCCTGCCATTGCTCCGCCAGTTGGCGAGGGTGCGCACGCTCATGCCGAGCATGACGGCCAGTTCGTCTGGCGTGAGCAGGTCGGTCATGGCCTGCCGTCCCGAAGATCTCCATCGGGGTTGATGTTGAGGCCGTCGAGTATTTCCACGGCGTCGCCGCCGGCACGTTCGATGTGCCTTTTGAGCGCAATGTCGATGGCCTGGCATGCGATTCGGGCGGCAAGCGCGGTGCGTTCGCCGAGTCTGTCGCCGGGCAGGGCGACGCTGATCAGGCCGCCGTCCAGCGGCATGTAGAGTGTGCAGATGAGTGCGGGGTCGGATTCCGGGTTGTCGGGGTCGATGTCGACGCAGAGCGCCCATGTCGCCACCTGTGGTTTGTTTTCGTTCATGATGTGTTTCCTTTGCTTGTTGACGTTGTGTGCCCCGTCCTGACGAGTGGATGGGGCTGAGTGGCTGGCACTGGTGTCGAACCGATGCCGTCCTTGGATTCCGAGCGCCCCTTTGACTGTTGGAACACGACCTGAACGTGTTCGCTGTCGGTGGCGTGGCCGACGGTGACTGAAAGCCGTCAGGCGGACTTGAAAGGGTTTGCTGGCACCGGAGTGCCCGCGTTTTTGAGAGAGAGAAGAGTGGAATCCGTGGACGGGCGAACCGTCGCCCAGCCGAATGCGCCGACAGTGTATGTACGGCAGAGAGATGGTCGGCGCGTGGATATTGTCGATATTCAGTTATGTGTCCCCGCCAGCCGACTGGTGAACGTGGATGTCCACGAAAACATCCCGGATTTGGTTTGTTTTGTTGGACTGTCGGCTGGTGGGAAGTCTTTAGTCGCGTGGCGCGAATCTGACGATCAGCCACAATGCGGTGGCGATGTACACGCCTTCCACCATGAGCGCGGCGGTGGTGCTGCCGCCATGCCATGTGAGCATGATGGTCAGGCTGGAGATGAGGCCGATGCTGACGATGGCGAAGAGGATGCGGCGGCGCGTGTAGTTCGGCTTCCGCGTCTTCTCCCGCTGGTCTTCGAGCCAGTAGTCGTGGTCGGTCATTTCGCCATCCTCCTTTCGGATAGTTCCTTCAAGATGCGGTTGCAGTCGCGGCGGATGTTCGCCAGGTCTGTCTGCGTGAGCAGATATCGCGCGTGGCTGTCGCACGTGTCGATGGCGAGCTGGATGACGGCTGAATGGTCGCTGCGAGTGGTGCCGTCATCGAGGATTTCGAAGTAGAGGCTTCCATCCGTGGTGAGGCTCATCGTGTTCCTCCTATCGCGTCATAAAGGTGGTAGGCGAATGTTTCTGTGGTTTTGGCGTCCACTTCCGTGAGGATGGTCTTCCCGTCCTCGTGGAGTCTGACGAGTCTGGCGTCGTGTTCGCCGACTTGGATGGCGTAGCCGGTCAGGCCGAGCATGATCGTCCGCGGGTCGAAGACCGTCTTCCGCTGTTCTGGTGGCGCTGGCGGGTCGAGTAGTTGGCTGGTCATTTCTGCGCTTCCTTGACGATCGTGTCGATGATGACGTCCACGAGGTCGGGCACGTCGATGTCCATCGGTCCGGCGATGTGGCCCAGGAACCGGCTCGCGTAGATTTCATCCAACTGTCCCGCGTATTGCGGGCGAATCATGTCGCCATGCTCGGCAAATTCGTCGAAGACGGCTCCCACGCAGGCTTTGCGCAGGTCTTTGGTGTAGGTCTTGCTGTCCATCGGACACTCCTTTTGGTGTGGCTTTCAGGCTTTGAATTGTTTGATGCTGTCAATCGGCTGGATGAGGAGCATGAGCAACTGCATGGAGTCCATGTCGAAGACCGGTGCGGCTTCTTCGATTTCCTTGATGGTCATCGAGATGCTTCCGTTGAGCCTTTGGTCGACGGTCTTGAGGGTGCATCCCCAAGCGTTTGCAAGGTCGGCACGCGTCTTACTGCGTCTGGCGAGTTCGGCTTTGAGGTTTCTGCTGGCTGTTTCCGTCAGACCGGCCATTCATCCTCCTCGATTCCCTGCTTGGTGAGGCAGGCGCGCCAGTCGTGCCAGCCGGGGCCGCGCATGTGGCCGCACGGGTAGTGGTCGGGGGTCTTGGTCTTTTTTACACTCATCATGTCTGCGTTCCTTTCGATACTTCACAGTGTATTTAATTAACTACATCTATGTATTCATTTATACACATCTTCACAAATTGGGCACAATTGGGTATTTATTTGGCTATAATGATGGATATGGGACGAAAAGCAAATGAAATGACCCCACTCGCCACACAGATAATGAACGAGTGCATAAGGATCCAGAAAGCCAGCGGCATGACCGTCGCCGATTTCGCGAAAGCCTGCGGCTTCAGCCGCGATTACTGGTACAAACACGCGAATCTCAGCCGCCCTCTGACAATCGGCGACCTGGAACGAATCAGCAATGCCAGCGGCATATCGGCAGAAGACATCGTGACGAATTCGAGGCGTCATGCGATTGAGGAAGCGGAAGCGAAGGTGCGGTCTGGCGGCTATGGTCTTGCCGCCTATAACGCTCATGGCAAGCAGGAGGCAATCAATGGAGAGGCTGGGCCGGATTACGACGAGCCTGCCTGACCTGCCGATCGACCGGCGCATGACCTACGGTGCCATGCGCCGCGCCATTGTCGGACTGCCCGTAACCGTATCCAGCGCCATCCTGCCGAACGGACTATGGGGCTGCTATGACGACGAGAATCATGTCATCCTCATCGATCGTCGGCTCACGTATACGGCCAAACGCTGCACCCTCGTACACGAGCTGCTGCATTGGCAGCATGGCGACACCGGCTGTTCAAACAATCGTTCGAAGCAGGAGCGACGGGCGAGAACGCAGACCGCCCTCACGCTCGTCGATCCTGCCGAGCTTGCATTGCTCGAACACATGTACGACGATGACCTATGGTCGATAGCAGACGAACTGAACGTGACCATGCAGGTGCTTGCGGACTACCAAGCCATGCTCAACGTCTCACCTAACGGACGAATCACCTTTAGCGATACCAAAGAAAAGGTTTTCAATGCGTAAAAAAATCATTGCCATCACAGCTGCGACGCTTCTCCTGGCGACGGCCTGTAGCTGCGGAAGCCAGCAGGAGCCGGATTCCACGACGGCCAAGACGCCGGACGTCAGCACGCAGCAGTCGAAGCCACAACAACAGGAAGACGAGAAGACGGCGCAGAGCTTTGTGGACGAGTTCAACGCGAACTCCTCGACGCAGATAACCGACGTCGAGAAATTCACGCCGAGCGATTCGACCGGCCCCTATTATCGGACGGAGTATCGCACCGGCGCCTTCTCCGACGCGGACGCTCTTCACGGGAGACTGGGCCAATCGTCAGTGGACGTGCTGGTCTACGGGGCGGTGCTCGGATACGGGAAGAACGATATGCTCCGCGTCTACGTCGATGGGCCGCATGATGAGATCAGCAGCGTATTCCCCATCATGGCGAAGATTCTTGACCCGTCGCTTTCCGATCAGGACATCCAAAGTCAGATGACGAAGGAGTATCCGTCCAACGATCTGCTTTACGCCGATACGCATGAGTTGATCGAGAGCGCTTATGTCGATGGCGATCATGCGTTTCTCGATGCAAAAATCGGCTAGGCGCTCTTGAAAAGAATGTACAGATGATTCCGTGCCAACATGACGAACTCGACATAACGACACAAGTCCTCGACGACTACCGGAGCACGCTCGCCGAATGCGTCATACCATGCAAGCAGTAGAATCGACATCGTATTTTTCGCCACGTTTAGAAAGGGAAGCAACATGGTAATCGAGAGGGATTGGAAGGCACTTATCGGCAATGCATGCTGGAGCTGGATTCTGGCATGGATACCGCTGATACCACTGGCTATCTCAATCGCCACCACGTCGTATCGATTCGACGGCAAGGACACCCTCACTTATTGTTACGGCATCATTAACAAGCGCGAAATCAATCTCGACCTGCGGCGCGTGAAGAGCATTAGCGCGTCCGATTCGCCTTTCACCGGCGGACGGCTCATGATTGTCGAAAACAACGGTGGCACCGACACTTTCCGGTATGTGAAGAACGCTCGTCACGTGGCCGAGCAGCTACGTGTGATGGTGGACGAAGCGAGTCGTGCGCGTGGTGACGTGCAGAATCGAATCATCGCCTAGCGTACGTGCCATTTAGCCCCGCTTTTCGCGGGGCTTTTCTTATATCGCCTTATAAAGGCTTATAAAGGCTTATAAACGGATATAGAGCTTATATTTAAGCCGGTAGGCATGGAATGCGGGTAAACGCCGGTTCCCCAGCGTTTTTTATTCAAGCTGACTCTGATAGTCGCTTGAGGCATTCAAAGATTTGCGCCGTCTGCGCGGCATCGTCCGCCGCCCTGTGCCGCTCGGTTTTGGCGATGCCGAAGTAGCGGATGAGGTCTTTGAGGCGATGATGCTCCAATTGCGGCAGGTACACCTGCGAGATTCCAAGCGTGTCATAGAAGTTGACGTCGGGTATTCCAGCGCCGATCCTCTCGGCTTCGTGTCTGATTATGGGGATGTCGAAGCGGCGAATATTGTGCCCTATCCACGTATCCTTGCCACAGAAGGCATAGAATCTAGGCAATGCCTTGTCGATGGTCGGTTTGCCTTTGACGTCCCTATCGGTGATGCCGGTGATCTGCGTGACCTTGGCCGGTATCGGAATCTGGGGATTGACGAGCTGGCTGTATGACGCGACTTTGCGTCCGTGCCTGATTCTCACGGCTCCCAGCTCGATGATTCGAGCGTCACGACCTAGGCCGGTGGTCTCAATATCCACAGCCACGTAATCGTCCTCCACGCCACTATTCGCGTTGACGTGGGTGATTGGTGCCGTTTCCGCCGTTGGAGCGTCTGAGGTGGCTTCCGGCGATGATTCAGGCGCATTCGTCGCTTGATGCTTATGGCGCGGCTCCGGCTTGAGGAAGAGATGCATGAAAAGCCATGCAAGGAAGGCCGCAAACAGGACCGCCATAATACTCGCCACCAGATCATCCTGCTTCGTCACGAAGATGTCATAGACGCCATAGACGCTTGTCAGCGCGAAGAGTATTGACGCAATGAGATAAATCAGCTTCTTCATTTTTCCCCTTCTTTCTCCTTGCTTCAAGCTACCGCAGATGGGGATTGGACATGCTGATTTTTTCTTTTTTGGCACATTGCCCCTATAAAAAGAATGTTACCAATTTATATATTACTTATACAGATGGTACATATAAGTATTGGTTGCGGTATTTATACGTACTGCCAGTTGGTACTTATTTGTCCTCTGACAATGGTACAAATAAGTACAGGTAAAGAAAAGCCCCTCCGGCGCTGTCACACCGAAGGGGATGAAGAAAAGCGCGAGCATTTCTCCACTTGCCAATTTATCAGCAGGTGGGGAGGAAAGACATGGAAGAAATGGGCTACCGCAACTTCAACGCAATCCGTCAGCTCGGTCAAATGGGCAAATTCTCCAAGATGAGGGCTGACGGCACTCTCTCCACAAGCAATTCGGCACTGCTGCTGCTCACCTACATGGCAAGCGTCACCTACGACTGGGACACGGAGCATAACTGCCCAACCGCCGACGCAAAAGCCAAGGGCTACCCATGCCGATACTACAAGCGTGGAGCCGAAACATTCGCATACGACTACGGCAAGCTAGGCATATCGCCAGAGCAGGCCATGAGCGAAGACGCCCAGGAATACATCGAAAAGCGGAAAGGCGCTGCGAATCAAGAATTCAAACGCTCAATCACCACCTTGAAGGACTGGGGCGTAATCAAGCAGCTGGAACGTGCGAAGAACGGACACCCCGCCGGATACTTGCTGCTGCTTGGCGGCGACGAGGAGAATCGTGCGGTGGAACGGTGGGCGCGCCAATGCCTCGGACTGCCGATGGTCTGGTGATTCCGTGCCCACATTTTGCCCACGTTTTATAGAGAAATGACGTGATTTGCAGTGAATTGGAGTGAATTAGGAAAGTCTGAAAACCGTTGGAAATAAAAGAAAAACCGCCATTTCTGGCGGTTTGAAAAAGTGCCTCCAGCGGGACTCGAACCCGCAATCCGAAGAGGTCGATTTTAAGTCGACTGCGTATACCGATTTCGCCATGGAGGCTTTGCGCCGGCCAGAAGAAAAAGCCGACGCCAAG